CTAAATACACACTCAATTACATCACTGTTAACTCCACGACCTAAGGCTAGAAGCCAGTCAGCATCATAAGAAATCTGTCTTGACCAAGCAGTTTGTCCAAGTGTTGGAGGTGTGCTTAAGTCTTTTACATCATCGGGGGTTGCAGATGAGATAGCAATAATAGGAACTTCTTCGCTAATAGACATTAGTTTAAGTTCTCGTGAAAGGTTCTTCATCTTTACCGTTTCATTATCGGCACGTTGGTTAGGACTCATAAGTTGTAGATAGTCAACCACAACAAAGTCTGGCTTGTACTGATCAATCTTTCCACGAATAACAGAAGGAGTTACTTCTCCACCAGAGTCGTTAGAGATAATATGAAACTCTGGACGGCCTGCAACCTTATTAGCATGCCACTTGCGAAGCATATCAATCTCTACTTCACCATTAGATAACTTTCGGTGTGACCAAAGTCCCTCACCCATAATTGCAAATACACGGTTACGAACTTCTGTCTCACTCATTTCAAGAGAGATAATCATTGGGGACTTGCCTTGCTTCCAAGCCTGTACTGCAAAGTATAGCGCCATCCAAGACTTACCAATTCCTGGGTAAGCAAGAAAGACTCCAAGTTGTCCTGGCATAATTCCAGCAGGAAGGTAGTTATCAAAACCTGGAAGTCCAGTCTTAATTCCTAGCGCACCAAGTTCATTTTGTTTCTGCACTCTTTCGTAATATGCAACAGCATCTTCAAGATCGGTAGCATCAATGTCACGAATTGCAGCAGTGTTCTTTTTTAGTTCTGAGGTTTTTGTAATCAGGTGTTCAAGCGCTTCTGTACCATTGCCACTCTGAACATCTCCTGCAGCAGAGCGAAGAATGTCTTTTAGACTATCGCTTAGATATTCTGTTTGAAGTTCTGAAAGGTGGTGCTTGGTAGAGCCAACTCCAGCAACTGGTTCAAAGTCACGAAACTTTTCTCTTACTAAATCTGATGGCGGAAGGCATTGGTTGTTTTCTGAATATAGACGAATAAAGTTCCAGATATCATTATGTGTTTTTAGCAAGTTCTCAACATTAGCCTGAAGCAGTACGTGAATTTGTTTATCTTCTAATACTGCGGTAATTACTTTTGCCTCTGTATTATTCACTTAACCATTCCTTTGCTAGTTTCCTGCGCTCTGCTCTGTCTTTTTTATCTTGCTCTACTTCTGCCTTACCGTTTATAATTTTTTCTGTGTTATATGCAAAGTAGTTCCAACTAGGATCTTGTGCAATAGAAAAATAATATTCTAAAACATCATAGCATTCACTAATGCCATAGGACTCAATGAGTGCATCTGCAGCCCACTGTTCCACATTTAAATTCATGTTAGACTTTTGCTCATACCGTTGAAGATAAAACTTGTTAAATCTACTGAGCAAAGCCATTCGGTCTTTGCGGTCAGCCATTATGCTTCGGAAGCCTCTTCTTGTGCTTCACGGATCTTATCTGTTAACTTGTCCTCTACGAACTTATAAACACGCTCAAAAGCCTGATCTGTATTTTCACCATCACGCTTGCTATCTACAACCCCAAGGTCAAGTCGCAGTGATTGAAAGTTACCTAGATTAAGTGTATAGCCCAGAGTAACTGATACCTTTGTTGAATCGTTTTCCATTATCCACCCATTTCATTTTAAATGGACTCACTCCACACTGGAATGAATCGTCCATCTTCTGTCTTCGTATATGTAAGTATACCGTCTCCCATACGCCGTGTCAATTCTTGGCTTGTGGGAGTCATGTTATTTGTTATTAATTTGTCTTTTCTTGGTTGCCCAATATGTATACTTGCAAGTATAGCACGAATCTCTTTTACATGCGATTCTGAATAATAAGCCCTTACTTGCCAAGATCTTTCTCCATTTAAACTAGCACCAATCGGTGGAGGGATAACTCCTCGTTTAATTAAACTTGGAATATACTTTCTGTGCCTATTGACAAGCACAGCAGTTTCTGATACGCTGTACGCTCTTTCTCTATACTTTTTAAAATCAATAAGCAAGCAAGACTCTAGCCTATCTTTTGTTATGTTGTATAAGGTAACTAATCCTGTTGATCTTGAGGAATGGTGTACCTTTATTAAATCTCCATTTAAAAACCATACCTTAACTTTACCTTTAATTACAGGTTCGTTATTGTATGCTTCGCTCTGGATTTTTCGCTTAGAAGTATCCATGCGCCTTCCCTACTTTCGTTTGGTGGATGAAAAAATCTTCGTGATCCACAATGAACACAGTAAATTTCAATATGATCAATGCTAGAGTATTGTCTATCAACAAACATCCTACCATTGCATTTTCTGCAAGTAATCAATTAAAAATCCTTAATACTAGTTTGGTATGCCGATAGCGATAAGATTAACACCAACTGTTAGGTCGCCAGCAGCATTAAAACGTACAATGCCATCTACCTTTGTTGTTGTTACGCTTGTCAGTGTTACTGTAACATTTTGTCCCGCTGGAGTTCCACCTTTATTTATTGGTGTTGCCGTAACAACTGGGGCATATTTAAAGTCACTATAAGGAAAAGAAAATGTAACTTCTGAAGAGGCTGTAACTGTTTTATTGTTTGCAACATCAATATATCCACCAATGAACTTTGCCTCTGAAGTTTTTACACTCTGTGGACCAGCGGTACCAGCATCTACAGTTGTAGTTTTATATGTCGCAGAAGAAATCTGCGAAGACATATCGTTTACTGCCTTTGTTAGTTCATAGATGTACGTAACATCTATTGGTTGCCCTCTTTCGGGTAGCGGTACTTTTGCCATTATCTCTCCATTATATCATTAGATCGTATGTATTGCTGGGTTATAAACACGTAGTGTTGTAAAATCCCTAGTCACTGGTTCACCCTTTAAGTATACCTCAACAGTGACTCTGTTTGGAGTATAAGATTGATCTACACTATTAATGTAATAGGTATCTGGAACAACTAAAGTAGCACTATTTGTAGACAGTGTTCCAAAATGTTTCCAGTCTCCAAGTCCATTTGATTGTCCCCACTTAACCCACAAATCATAATCTTTTGCTTGACCAATAACATTTGTTCCTATCTTAACAGTGACTGCATCCCAAGCCACACGAACAACTCCAGAAGCAGATGAAATATTTATTTTGCTAGCCACGTAAGTGTAGTTTGGATCAACGCTGTATACCGAAGACCAAGAAGAGACTCTGTTTTTATCTTCAGAGATAATTCTATATCTTACGCTATACGTTTCTGTTGTACTGTCAATTGCAGGCAAATTATTTCTTAAAACCTTTGCCTTTTTTATAACTTCTGCCATTATGTTACACCTATAGAAAATCTAAATTCAACATAGTTGCTTGTGTTTGGTGATTTAATTATTGATTCAGAGTCTGCATTTTGAATAACTGAGTATCCTGTTAAACCGTATAAGGCGTTTACCGTTCCTACATTTTCTAATCTCATAGAATCAAGTGCAACATAGTAGTTACCTGAAACAGCGCCATTATAAATAGTACTAACATATATCTTTGCAACTGTTACAGCACTCCAGGTAAAGTTAGCACTTGTATAAAGTTCTTGACGCTCTTTTGATACAACTATATACCTATTTTCTGTTAGGTCATATTCTCCTGGATCAGTACCGTTTGTTATTTCTGCTTCAAACCTAGCATACTCTCCGCTCCCTGAGTCAGTTGAGGCAAAGTCAACAAGAATTCTTACTGTATCTGGAGCAAGACCAGAGTCTCCATCTTTATTAACAACTGAAAATGCTAACCTTAGTTGGTCTGTAGGTGAGTTTTGAGAAAAGTTTACACTTGGCCTTGTGTAGTGAATGTGGTTTGATCCTGCACCAATAACAAAGTGTCCACCTGAAACTGTTAGTGTTGCATCATCTCCCCGCATCAGAATCACATTATTTAAAAACCTGCATCTTTCGTATCTTGCTGCTCTAGATGTTTTATAAAATATTGAGTTATCTGCATTTGTTTGAAATACCTTTAGTGTCGTTGAAATAACATTATCATCAGAGGCATCTAGTGCTGTTGATATAGGTGTAATTGCTGTTGATGCAGAGGATGTGTGATAGTTCCAGTCTTCTGCACTTGTAAATGAAAAGACTGTCTTGCTATCGTATGCCCCAGCAGATGGATTAGATTTTGCTGAGAATACTCCAACCTCTGTTATCTCATATCTTTCTTCTGCTGGAAGTTCTGCAGTAAAAACAATCTTTTCAGTTCCACCTTCGCTTACAAAGCCTCTAGAAGAAATTGGAACTCTTAACATTTCAA